AAGATAACCACTAGAGGAAGATTCGTCCTCAACTTGACAAAGCCTGACAATGACTGAAGATATGGTCTATAATCCTTCTCCTATTGTTAATGACTTTATACTGAGTGAAAACTTCATGACTCTCATTATAGGTCCGATAGGTTCAGGTAAGACATTAGGAAGCATTATGCGTTGGTATTACTTGATTCACCAACAAGAGCCAGACGATTCGGGGTGGAGAAAGACTCGAACAGTTGTTGTAAGAAATACATATACAGAGTTGAAAGATACGACTATCAAATCGTTTACAGAGTGGTTTGGAGATGAACTAATCATGAACTGGGGTAACTTAACCGCAGTATATGAAGACGAAGGAGACATGGTTCATGGGGAGATACTATTTAGATCTCTTGATAAGCCGTCTGACATGTCTAAACTACTCTCTCTAGAGATAACATACGCCTACTTGAATGAGCTTAGAGAGTTACCACATGAAGCACTATATAATGTTACTTCTAGACTAGGAAGGTATCCGTCTCCTACTATGGGAGTTAAAGCAACTAGACCTTGTGCTTGGGCAGACTCCAATGCATTTGACCAAGAGAACTGGGTGTATAAGTTGTTCATGGAGAACAGACCATCCAATCACAAACTATTCTTACAGCCTCCTGCTATACTAGAAGACGGAGGAATAAACCCAGAAGCAGAGAACTTACTTAATTTACCTGATGAGTATTATGGTGAGTTTATGAAGGGTAAACCACAAGATTGGATAGATGTTATGGCTAAGGTTAAGTTTATTCCGCTGCAAACCGGTAAGCCAGTATATCCTGAATATAATGATAGAGTTCATTGTTTTGATGAAGATAAGGTGAAAGACCCAGACAAAAGACTAGCTCTTATATGTGGCGGAGAGAATGGCAGAACTTCCGCTGTGCTATTCGGTCAGGTTGATGGACTTGGAAGACTAGTGGTGTTTGATGAGATTACCAGCGATGATGTAGGTGCTGCAGAGTTTGGTGAGCATGTACTCGCTATGATGAAAAGAGACTACCCAGAATATAAACATATGATATGGCTAGACCCTGCTGCAGGTAGTAGAGGACAAGTAACAGACCACACCCAGTTAGCCGTATGGAATAATTTAGGGCTGAGCTGTCAGTTATGTCCTACTAATAAGCCAGATATAGTTATAGAAGCTGTTAAGAAGATGCTTAATACACTTATACAAGGTGTACCTGCTCTTGTTATCAGTTCTAGATGTAAAACCTTGCGTAAGGCATTAAATGGAGGTTATCAGTATAAACGAGTGAATGTAGGCGGAGAGAGATATGCAGAGAAACCAGACAAGAATAAGTTCTCGCATGTTGCGGATGCACTGGCTTACTTAGTTAATGGTATGGGTGCAGGTAGAGACTTGATGAGCTCAAGTAAGTTTAGAGAGCTCTCAAAGAGCGGCAAACAGTTTAGTGCTGGTCGCAAATTCAAGAGATAGGAGAGAGTATGCCATATTTAAATGAGATAGGGTTAAGTCAAGAAGAGATAAAAAAGAGAAGAAGTAAAGCAAGCAGTGTAACACCGGATAATAGAGGCGAGTGGATTAATCCCGGTTCTGAGCGTGAGCGTATGATAAAAGCAGGGTATGATGGTGCGTATCTTAGTAATGATGATGATGGTGGTAGTTCGGGTTTCGGAGTTGGCAACTTTGGAGACCTAACAACAGAAGAGTTAGCACTTGCAAGAAAGAACTACCTCGCCAGCTTCCCTAATCAAGAAGGTGGTAGATATATGACCGCCTTGGATAAGAATATACAACAAGACGCAATACAAACACACCTAGAACAAGCTAAGTTAGATGACATTGAGAAAAAGAGAGCTGACTTTGAAGCTCAAAGAAAGAAAGAAAGAGAAGAACTAGAAGCACATATGGAGGCTCAGAGAAAAGAAACAGAGCGTATTCAGGCAGAGAGAGATAAACAGATGGCAGAACTTGAAGCAGAGAGAGCTGCAGATATGGAGAGAGCTAGAATAGAAGCCCTCAGACAAGAGACCATGCAAAGAGCTAGAGAACAGCGTATGGCTCACGATAAAGAGATAGCTAGTGCAGAGAGATCTCGTAATTCAGAGAAAGCTCGAAGACAATCAGGTCGTGGAGCAAGAGTCTTGACAGCAACAAATATGATGACCTCTAGCGATATCGGGCAAGGTAATCTTAAATCTAAGCTAGGAGATTAAAATTGGATAGTTGGACTAAAGAGGAACTTGACATCTATAATGGATGGAGTAAAGAAGAAGTGTATGTTGCATATTGTAACGCTTGGAAAGAGCTACAAGTGGCTAGAGAGAAGATAAAAGCACTTAATATTAAATTAGCAGGAGAGAGATATGATAAGCGAAAAGAATCTTGATTACTTAGTAGAAGCCTCTGCAAGGTTTAGAGAAGAGGCAGAGATTCCTCCTCTAGACAACGCTAGAGAATACTTCGCAGAACTGCACAAGAAAGAAGGGCTTTTCTCTATTATAGAGCATGGGAAAGGTTTTATCGTAGGTTTCGCTACACCTTCATTCTTGAACCCAGAGATAGGACAGTGTATAGAGCTTGGATGGTGGGTTGAACCAGAACACAGGAAAGGATTAACAGCTATCAGACTATTAAAGGGATTCGAGGAAGAAGCTAAGCGGTTTGGAGTGAAAGAAACAGTGATGGCGGTACTAGAAGGGCTAGATACAGAGAGAACTAAGCAGATATACGAGAAGCTTGGATATTTGAAATATGAGACACACTACAAGAAGGAGATGCAATGACAGCTACTACAGGATTGCTGATAGGTGGTTTACTGCTAAGTGCAGGTTCAACAGCATATCAGGCACGGCAAGGACGAAGGGCACAGAATAAGGCAAATCAATACGCACAACAGAGAGCGATTAAAGAACAAGAGTATGCAGCAGAACAAGCTAAGTATGCTGAAGAGCAAAGAGCTATGGCTCAAGAGCAGATGGCATTGGACCAGAAGATGTCACTAATGAGGCAAGAGTCTGTAGAAGAAGCGAAGAGAGCTAATGCACAGATGGAGTTAGATAGAGCAAAGGCTACTAAGGTTGCAGAAGGTCAGAGAAGAGCGGCACTAGCAGAAGCGGCAGCAGAGAATGCAAGACAAGCAGCTATAGCAGATGCAGAGCGTAAGCGTGTAGCTAAGGATAAAGAGGTTGCAGCAGCAGAGAAAGTAAGACAAGAAAGAAAGAGTGATGCTAGAAAGAGAAGAACTCGTGGCGGTGGAGGACTATTGACTGGCGGAGACACTGGAATCATGGAAGAGTCTTCTAATAATCTCAAGAAGAAGCTAGGAGGATAAGATGGAAGAAAAGTTTAGTAAATATAAGAAAAGGTTTCAACGAGCAAAGAGTGAAAAAGACTCAATGCTCGACAGATTGAAAGAAGCATATAGGTATGCATTACCCTCAGCAGATGTGGACGGAAGCTTAGGTGCAGATTGGGATGAGAGACCTGAGGTTTATGATGATACGGCAGTAATCGCATTACAGAAGTACGCAAATAGACTACAAGCTCAACTAATCCCTAGCTGGAAGACATGGGCTACCCTTAAAGCAGGTAGTGACATAAGCGAAGATGATGCAGAAGAAGCAAATAGAACTCTAGAAGAAGTGACAGATATTGTATTTGACCATATACACCACTCTAACTTCACATCACAAGCTCATGAGAGCTTTCAAGACTTAGGAATATCAACTGGTGTTCTTATCTGTGAAGAGGGCGATGGTATTAGTTCAGCACTACGCTTTAGAAGCGTTTCAATGATGGAAATCATTCCAGAAAGGTCTAGTTTTGGAAACATACAAACAAATTGGAGAGAGTTTACTATTGAGTCGGGTAGAATTCAGGACTTATACCCTCAAGCTACCTTAACTTATTCTATCGAGAAAAGCATCAAGGATAACCCGCAAGAGATGATAAGCTTAATCGAAGGTGTAGTATATGATGAAGCAAAGAATACTTATAACCATGTTGTAATGTATGAGAAAGATAAAGCTTTCTTATTAGATTATGACACAGAGTCTAGTCCTTACATAGTGTTCAGAGAGCAAGTTTCTCCAAACAAAGCATTTGGCTTCGGAAGAATCCTGCAGTTACTGCCAACTATACTAAAGCTAAACAATCTTAGCTACTATGAGGATGTGTCAGTAGGTATTAATGCAGCAGGAGTATACACAGTAAGCGATGATGGCGTTATCTCACCTGATAATATTCGTATCGAACCCTTTGGTCTCATTCCAGTGCAAAGCAATGAGAGAAACAATAGATCAATAACTCCTCTAGAGATAGGAACAAACTTCCAAGTAACAGATGTGAAGATTAAAGAGAATCAGGCAAAAATCAACGATTTAATGACAGCTCAGAGTTTCGGAAGTGTAGAAGAGCAACCAGTAAGAACAGCATATGAGATGAGCGTCAGAGAAAATGCAATGCAACAGAATGCTCACTCTGCCTTTGGTAGACTTCAAACAGAGTTTCTAGAGCAGTTACTTGCAAGAATCGTTTTCGTATTAAGTGAGGCAGGTAAGATTCCTCCTCTTAGAATCAATGGTAAAGAGATAACAATTAAGTTTACTTCGCCAAGTGCTAGAGTCCAAGATACTGAAGAGCTTCAATCTCTACAAGAGTTTATGATGTTCATGCAGAATATGGACCCTGCTCTAGTTCAGGAAGAGTTTAAGATAGAAAAGGTTCCAGAATATGTAGCCTCTAGAGTAGGTCTTCCTTCTACGATGCTACGAAATAAAGCAGAGAAGGAAATCAAGGCTCAAGAGATGCAACAAAAGATGGCACAGCAACAGCAAATGATGACGGATGCTTCAGTGCCCTCGCAAGAGAAGATGTGATATAATTACAAGTCCCTGCCCTTAACGCAGGGGTGTCAGTTAAGGAGGCACAATGAATAAAAAAAGAGAATATACCCCACTGCATGTACAAATACAAAACAGCAGGAATGGGAACAAAGCACTATTGGAACAAATGGAGATAGACCAAGATAACCTAAACGATGTGTTTAAGGTAGTCTTCGAGGATGAGAAGGGACAAACACTTCTTGACTATCTAGTAGATACTTATGTCGCACCTATGCCACAGCGTAATTCAACCCCAGAAGAAATCATGTTTATGTCCGGTCAACGATATATAGTCATGGAAATATTAAACAGAATACAAAGGAATAAATAGATGAGTGAAGAAGTACAAGAATCAACAAGTAATACACCTGAGACGACACAAGAGAGCGGTGCTCCTAAGACGACACAAGAAGCAACTTCAGAAAGCGGTGCTCCAGAGATACCAGAGAGTGGAACAATCCTAGATGGTAAAGCTGATGGAGAAGGTGGAGACCTACCTCAAGAGCTAAAGTATGCAGGTAAGTATGATAATATAACAGCCTTGGAGAAAGGATACGAAGAAATCCAATCTCTACAAACTAAGACTAAAGAGAGCTTAAATGCTGCCAATGAAAAGCTTAAGGGTTTTGTAGGTGCTCCTGAAGAGTACACACTACCTGAGGACATTAAAGGGTATAGCGATTCAGTTATGGGCTCTCTAGAAGAGTGGGGGAAAGAACAAGGGCTGAGTCAAGATGCTTATGTAGAGCTTATTACTAAGATAACTGCTGCTGACCAACAAGGGGTAGAGAGTTATAAGCAAGAACAGATGGAGCTTCTAGGCAAAGATGCAGATATCCGTATCCAGAACATCAATGATAAATGGGGAGCAACATTTGGTGACGAAGCAAAACAATGGATGCAAGAGAAGGCTCAGTCTGCTAAAGATGTAGAGATGTTTGAGTCTATTCTAGGAATGCAGTCCCAAGCAGTAGTGAACCCATCAGGAACACAACCCCAAGCACAAGTAATGATAACTAGAGAACAGTTAAGTGAAGCTATGTTTGCTAAAGATTCAGCAGGGAACATGAAGATGCAGAGTGACCCAGAATACAAAGCAATGGTAGATAGAATGACTAGTAAGTTCAACTCACAGCGAGGCGTATAGCCTAATTTTTCAATATTATGGTACAATATTGCTATCGTTTTATTGATTACTAACAATGAATACCCTCTCTCCTAGAGGCTCAGAGTAGTTTTCGAGCAAGTCGCTAGACTTTTCGCTTGGGCTACTGAGCCCAATACCACATAAAGTCGCAACAAATTTAAACAAAAGGACGAAACAATGAGTCGTTATTTAAACAAAGTTGCTGTAACACAATTCGATACAGCCACTAAACATGAATACCAAGCAATGGGTGCTCTAAGAGGTTGTTTTAGAACAAGAACTGGTGTTACTGGGGATAAAGCTACTTTCAATAATATGGGCAAAGGAATGGCACACAGAAGAGGTGCTCCAAGTTCAGATGTAGTTCCAATGGGTGTTGACCACTCTTATGAAACTGCTAACCTTCTAGACTATGAAGCTCCTGAATATACTGATTTATTCGGTAAAAAAGAGGTTCTTATTGATGAGGTTACAGAGTTAGCAACAACGACTAAAGGTGCTATTGGGCGTTTAAGAGACCAAATCGTTATAGATCAAATGGTAGCTGCTCCAATCGGAGACCTTCTTGGTGGTGCAATCATTGGGGACGACACTAAACCAATGAGTCTTGCAACTCTTATTGAACTTAGAGAATTGATGGACGATATGGAAATCCCAGATGACCGCAGATATATTGCGATGACACCTGCAGGATTTACTGGGCTACTAAATGAAACAAAAGTTACTTCAAGTGATTATGCTTCAGTTAAAGCTCTAGAGCAAGGTGAGATTTCTAAGTTTATGAGATTCACATTTAAGCGTATTGGTACACAGAGAGCCGAAGGTGGTCTTCCGCTAATTTCTGCCGGTGTTCAGTCAGCTTATGCATGGGATGCAAACGCTATTGGTGAGGCTGTAGGATTTGAAGTAGATACTTCAGTGGAATGGTCTGTTGATAAGCAGTCTTGGTTGAGTATGGGTAAATTTAAGGGTGGTGCTTGTGTTGCTGACCCTAAGGGTTTAATCCGCTTTCAATACAAAACAACAGCGTAGACTGGTAAAATAAGAGAAAAGGAAACAAGATGGCTTTTGAAAGAAAATATCTTAGTAATGTAAGTGCAACTGGCACTAATGGAAATGTATTCGTTTACTGTAATGTAGATCAAAGCGGTAACGCAGCAAACACAACTGCAGAGTGTAAATCATCAGCTTTTTTCAATGAAGCAAAAGATGTTCTTCGCAAGGGAACTACAATCATCATCAACGATGGTGCAACAGTAGACACTGTAGCTGTAACAACTGCTCAAGGTGTAACGCCTGTAATCGTAGCGTAAGCTAATAGTCCTCACTTAGGTGGGGATTGTTTAGTTTAACATAAAGGATAACAGATGGGCTACAAAGCAAAACAAGTATTAATACTAGAAGTAGATGGAAAAGAGGTTACAGTTGAACCGAATGCGGTCCTACCTGAATACGGAATTGTGAAGCTAACTCAAACAGCTATCCTAGAAGATACAGAGACTGGTTTAGAAGTAGTAGTAGAAGCCGGAGCAAATATACCTACCAGAGAAACTTTCCCACCATCTAAGATTACAGATTTCAACGAAACAGAAGACAAAGGTAGTAGAGCAATTAGCTCCAAGAAATCAAAAAAAAAGGTTAAATAATGCCATTAACTAGAGCAGAAATGGAGGCTCTTCTTCCAGATAACTCGGAAGGAGAAATCTCTGCACAAGACATGAGGGATATTGTAGTGAGTTGTCTCACTATAGAAGAAGAAGGTAATGCTGTAACAAAAGCAGACAAGGTTATTTCTGACACTCAAAAAATATTACTAGAAGGCGGTCTTCCAACAGTAAATCTAGCAATCAGCGGAGGCTCAGAAGCTACAATAAATATAATAGACTTAGACGAAGGAAAGACAGTAGGGCAAATTGTCTACGATGGGCTAACTCAAGCAATAGACATAAGACTTGAAGACCCAGTTAATACGAGCAATAAATGCTATCTATCTCTAAATATTGATGGCTCAGTGACTAACCCTACAGCTCCACAAGAGATTCAAGAGTCGGATGATTTGGTAGTAGCTAGACAGCTAGAAGAGCCTTTTAGACTTAAGGCAGATATCGAGTATGTGAATAGTGCTATAGTTAATACTTATGCAGGTACAACAGTGCCCTCTAGTACTCTAGGAAAAGATGGAGACAGATATCACAGATATGCATCAAGCGTAACCCAAACATTCAAGCAAGGGGTTTGTCTAGAAGACTACAGTGAGCCATACACAGAGATATATTATGATGGTAGTGTTACAGATGGAGTTTATTCAATAGGAATAGAGCCATCTACTAGAAAAGTATATGTAGATTATACTAATCTGGATGACCATAACAATACCCCAGTTCTTAATATAGGTGGAACAAATATCCCTCTAGAGGTAAAAAGCAGAAATACTGCAGGGTTTGTAGGGACATATGCTTCAAGCTATGACTCAACAATAGCGGGAATTACAACATCTACAGCGTTTGAACTCAACGGGAATGCATTAAGCGGACCAGAAGAAGATTACACTAACTTCAGTGGGACTTGGTATCTAACTCCTATCTTTAATCATACCTATGACTTCGAGAAAGCTGGTATTCCCTCAACTGGAAACCCAGTAACTATAACAGAAGATACTTATCAGCCAATCGTTGCACTTATCACAGACAATAGAGATGCAGGTACATATGAGGTTTCTTTTAGTTTGACTTTCAACTATAGCACAACAAATAGAAGTGCTTTTGTTCAATGGACTATAGATGGCGGTACATCTTGGGAAATTTTTAGCGTTGAACCAAAAGATGCAACCGACACTAAATCTTCTCACTATGCATTCCCTATCACTCATGGTGGAGGAGCTCTTGATTTAAGGCTAATGGGAAAATGTGAGCAAAACGGAGATACGCTAACAATCCATTATGCAAATATTACGCTAGACAGAAAAAAATAAGGGGATATTATGAACACGACAGTAGCAATAAGTATTTGCTCAAACGCTTTGGTATTACTAGGGCATGATACGATATCCTCTTTCTCTGAAGAAGGGATAGGTGCAAAAGTAGCTAATAACTTCTATGAGACTTCACTTAGATCTAAACTTAATGAATACACATGGAACTTTGCGACTAAAAATGAA